TGCCTGCGCCATCGGCGTAAACCCAGGCCGTCTCCCCATTTTCAACAGTCGCATTATCACCGGTTCCTTGTGAAAAAATAGCATTACGATTGGCTGACAAATTGTTATAAACTAGATATAATTTATCCGCATCATTCGGAGAAATTGTTATTGTATTATCACTACCAAGATCGCCCCCATCTCCAAGCACCAACACGCGAAACATGCCGTCAGTTAGGGTGCCATCTGTGGTAGTAAGAGTCGTAGTTGACCCCGTCAATGTCAAAGCACCGACGCCACTGATGGCGCGGTCGATGATGTCCATGTTGGTATTGACGGTACCGCCCCAGGTGCCTGACTGATCGCCAGTTGCAGGCTTTTCAATACCCTGATTTAAAGTATACGTGCTTACCATTTGTCAACCTTTCTAGGCCGCTATTTCTGTAAAGTCAGACGTTTGTGTTGTGCTTATCTCAGAAAACCCTGAAGTTTGTGTTGTACTGATCTCAGAAAAACTTGATGTTTGCGACGCATCAATAATTCCCCATACATTAACGCCTCCTATAGCACCTGTCGCCTCAACACCTGTTACCACAACTTCAATACTCGGTACAGCGGTAACAGTTCCAACGGCACTTGTTCCCGCAACACCTGTGGGTATAACAAGAGCACCTGCTGTAACCGTTACTGTCCCAACGGCACTTGTTCCTGATACACCCGTTGGTACAACTTCAATACTCGGTATAACCGTTACTGTACCAATAGCGCCGGTACCAGCGACTCCTGTCGGTACAACTTCAATACTCGGTACGACTGTTACTGTGCCAACGGCTCCTGTACCTGCAACTCCGGTAGGAATTACAGGAATAAGTTGGCCATATCCTCCTTCACCATATTGACCGCGTCCAAATCCAGCAAGTAAAGTCAAACTATCAGCCTCTACGCAATTCTAATAATTGCCGTTGATGCCGCTGCCGCTGGAAACTGAATTGTAAACGTTCCCGCCGTACTCGTTTTATTTCCACCAAAATCTAAAGCACAAACTGCTTTATCACTATTTGTATCGTTATAGATTAAGGCTCCCCGTGCAGTAATGGTAGCTGTGGTAAAACTTTTGTCAGCGAAATCAGTGAAACCTGTCGTACCTCCAGTAGTTGGGTCTACATTAGTAAGGGCCAATCCTCCCGTAACATACGTTCCACTAGACGCCACTTCACCCGTAGTTGTAAAGGCAGTGGTCGCTGCTCCTAATGTAGCTGTTGTACTAGATTTTCCGCCGCCCCCAATAGCATACAAAGCTAGTTTGAAACTATTGCCCCCCGACGCAGAAAAATTATGCGTGGCTTGTAAAACTTCTGCCTTAAACGATGTACACATAGCCGTTGTTATAGCCATATCAAATACTCCTAAAATGTTCGGCTAAGTCGCCATAGCCAGCTTTTCTAAGTTCAGCACATACCGTGGCGCGATCTTGTTCAATTGCAAATTTCATATAATGGCACAGGATAGTTTGAATATGATCCTTAAAAGCATGTGCCTGGTCACGTAAAGGAGCAACAGTACCATCAGATACATGAATTATTTTTTCTACAGCCATTTCAGCAACTTGGTCGGCTGTAAAACCGCCTTTTTCTGTGGTTTTTACCACAGCCACCCCTACCGTAACTCCTGCATCAACAGCTAACATTACGCGGTCTCCTGTAACTCAACAATATTATCATGACGACCAAACATGACAGGGGCATCCATAGGTTCAGGCAAGATCAGTTCTGATTGTCGTGTGATTAACAGTTCTTCATTCTCTATTTTCATTACCAACGGATCATCTAATCTATGGTATCCGTATAATCGTTCTTCTGAAGAAACATTTGTATCCAACAAACTTGAACCATAAGCTACATCAAGCTTCATTCCTCGGCTTACACAAAAAGACAACCAAAATTCTGTGCAGGCACGTCCTGCTTCAGCCATGTGAAGATTTGTTGTATAAGAATAATCAATGCCAAATAAATACAACTTACCAATTTCTTGGTAAGCAGCGAAAGCAATCGCATACGGAACCGTATTATTAAAATAGCATAAATTTGTATCTTTAACGACCTCTTCCAAAGGATAAAGAATTGCTCCTGGAACACGGTCATCTAATTGGCAGGTGTATATAGGGCCTTTATGTCTTGGTAATTCTCGACGTAAAGCAGCAGTTTGTTTTCCAGCATTTTCCGTATCTAAAAATCTAGATGGTGGATCCATCATAAATACACGATCATGCTTTATGGGCGCTAACATAGAATTTATGGCCCATACCTCATCATATTCCGCCCCATTGGCAACAGACGAAGTGTATGCAACTTGCGATTCCCCAAGTCCAACTATTGCAACAGAAGATCCTTTAAGAGAAAGTTCCTTCATTGAACTTCCCTTCGCACACGATCATACCTGTATTGATCTCGTGTTTGTTCACCTTCACCAAGATTCTTCAACCACTGTATAGACTCTACAAACCTTTGATTATAAAGTTGCAGTAAATTAGGTTCACCTTTCATAAAGGTATAGGCTTCAACTAAAGCTCCGTAAAGAAGAGCCAATTCAGCATTAGTACCGAGATAACTTGTTCCATCCGCTGTTGCAGAAATAGAAGTTGGCCTGAAAAAATAGTGAAGTTCCGCAGTAAGCGCAGCATTTGGGGTAGGTGCTAATAAAAACGAGGTGTCGTTCCAACTCGCATAATATTTAGGAATACCGTCTGTGGTTGGATTTGGAGTGTAGTCCTGTAAAAAAGACACTTGCTTATATAATAAGAATTCATTGTTAGAACTATTAACAACGCTTAAAGAAAAGGGAGCTAGAAAATCAGTGGGCTTACTTAAAAATTTTATATCTTCTGTTGTTGTGCCTGTAGAATTTTTACGAAAAACTTCTAACTGACACTCTTTTAAAATCCGCTCTTCAGAATTTAATATGAATCGTGTCAGATTATTCGTAAAAGTTGTTTCCGTGTTTTCTGTATAATCTTGTATCGCTGTTTTCAACGTAGTGAATGTAAAAGCCATGTCATGCCTCTACTGTTACAGGCCCAGCGGTTGTTGGAAAACCGCCGCCAAATCTAGATCCTACTGTTGCTGTACCGCTAGATGCTGAAAAAGTGTAATTATCATCATCTACACGGGTAATTGTATATCCATCAGCCGTGGTTAATACGGCAGCAGTAAAGCCGTCAAATCCTAGTACATCACGAAATCGCACCGTATCTCCTGTTGATCTACCATGACCCGCTTCACGAACAGTAATGGTTGCGCTTCCTGAATCACTACTTAAAAATGAATCTGGATTCAACAACACTTCTACCGCTGTTTCAGTACGATCTGGACGAGGATTCTTTAGAGCTTCTGGGTCAGCATGTACACGAGCAGGTGTTAGCTGCGGCTGTTTTTTCTCCCATTCATCCTTACCTACAAGGAAACCAGTCCATTCAAGCCGCATATCTTTTAAACGATATTGTTGCCCTGAACGGTCAGAAATTCCATACGCATATTTATTTGAAGCAAATTTAGGCATTACATAACCTGTATTGAATTTGCAGTAGGTACAAGTTGAAGACTTGTGCGATCACGATCTTCTGTCGCAGCTCGGAAGAAGTCTTCTTCATAAGATATTTTTAAATCAGCCATACGAGTAGGCGCGCGTTTCATGGCTATGCAATAAGCTAACCCAGATACAAGACTTGGTAAAAATCTAAAAGGTACTTCCATTGTATTTACAGATGTATCAGCATCATCTATACGAAGCAAACGATAATAAATTAAGGTGTCTGTTGAATTTTCTGGAACCGGCCAAATTGTTACCGTAGGTGTGATTAATCGATCCACAAAAAATTGCGAAGCTCTTCCTTGAGTATCCTTATCTGGAATAGATAAGTAATCACCACGACTCATGCGGTTTATAGCAATATCAGAACCAGAACGACGAACAACCATATCCAAAATATCGATGGTATTTTGCACGTCTTCCAAACTTGGATCTGCCGATAATTGTGAAACCGCACCACTAGTTGATCCCGTTATTTGTTCACTTGCTGTAAAAGCACCGCTAGGAACAGTTATTGTCAGCGTAGAGTCACTAGGCTTTGTTATAACGTTCGCAGTCGTACCACTACTAGTACCCGTTATTACTTCACCTACAGAATAATCTCTCGCATCACTTACAGTTGCTGTTATAGTTCCAATAGGATATACCTCAATTGCCGAGGTACTTGAAAGTTGAGCCAATGTTTGTGAAAACTGCCGAACAGTCCACAAATTAATACCACGATTAGCCCAGTCTGCCAGCATAAGATTAAGCGACCTACGCGCGGTAACGGCATCATAGCCGGTGCGCGCTTCTAGGCCGCAGCGCTCAAACGCTTCCTCTATGATGTCTCCAACATCAAGATCAAAATTGGCAGACCCCGATATGGCCATTTATTTTAGCCCTGCGCGTCTTAAATCCCCGGTGGTTAAACGACCCGTAGGTTGTTTTTTCCGCGCCCTTTTATAAGCACTGCTCACCATACTACCACCTATATCTCTATCAGTCAAACGACCAGTAGGTTGTTTTTTCCTCGCTGCTTTATAAGCACTGCTTGGTTTTGATGTGTTCATTTATTTTATCCCTGCTCGCCTTAAACTTTCTTCTGTGGTATAGGCTACCTCTACTGGTTTATTTGTCAGTTCATGAACCACACCACCATCATTATACCCCTTGCGTTTCTTTTTCCCATATACAGAACCACCTTTGTTCATGTATTTTCTTTGGGTTCCTTTTCGAGTCCAACCAGAATCCGGTGGCTTAGGTGTGGGCATGGGGTTGCCTTGCGCGGGTCCAGCAGCAACTCTAACATTCTTTACACCGGCACGTCTAACACCCCGACCAAGATCGCCGTGGCCTTTCTGGTAAGCCTCTTGATTTCTATGCAAACCTTTGCTCATAACAATCTCCTATCTAAGCGTGAGTTTTCTTGTACCGTCTCGATTAAAAGGCGCAAGCGGTGGTTTAGGCGAAGGCATAGGGTCGCCTCCCGCAGGTCCAGCATAATGCTCCTGTTTATTTTTCCCTGGTCCACCTTTCATAACAATCTCTATCTAAGCGTGGAATACAGTAGCCGTGGTGAATGTACTTTGCGTGTATTGAATGTAGATACCCGCCGTAAACAAAACGCCCTCAGCTGGAATAGTAACATCGTCCAATACAGTGGCACTTGCAACGGTAGAAAGCTGCATGGTAGTTGTTCCCGTGGGTGATGTGGTTGGGAACACCAAAGTTCCAGCCGTGGCCGAATCCATAATTCGGATACCCTTCAACCGGGATCTACCTGCAAACACAACATCTGCCGCAGAATTATTAATACCCGCTGAAATATTACCCGCACTTGCTGCATCTATAGCAATCTGGGTAACTGTTTTGAAGTATTTACTTCCGGTTGCAGTACCAGCGTTTGCCCCAGTTATCTCTTCAGTTTGGGCATCCCCATTCACATCGGTTCCCGTTACCGTAAGTGTTCGGCTAGAATCATCGCCTGCAGATAAAAGAGTAACGATTCTACCCGCATTAAATGTGGCCGAACCACCTGAGGTTAAGGCACCTCCAAGAGTTAAGTTACCTGCCGCCCCAAGGGTTGCTGCTACAGATATACCATCCGCATCCAAGGCTACTGTATCGGCTGTTAAGAATACAGCTTTCGCATCACTTCCACTAATGTATGTCGCCATCGCGATTCTCCCGTTGGAGTTCCTGTGCTTTTGACAAAGGTAAAATAATCATTTGATTATCTTCTTCTGTTACAACAGGCGGATCTTCTAATCTATGGTATCCATAAAATCTTTCTGTTGCAGGTTTATCAGCATCAAACATCGTTGTTGTCATTGCAACTTCAACATTGATACCACGCTCTTCAGCCTTAGACAATAAATACTCACAACACGCACGGCCAGCCTCGGCAAACTGCCTTAAATGCACGTATCCAAAATCTGCACCATACATCATTATCTTTTCGACCTTGGCGCAAACTGCAAAAGCTATCGCAAAAGCAACAGTATTGTTCAAATACGTTGTTCCTAATTCTCGGCATACCTCTTGCAAGGGGTACAAAACAGCACCAGGAACTCTTTCATCTAAAACGCAGGTGTATATAGGCCCCGCATGCGTTGGAAGCCATTGTCGCATCCCATGGGTCATAGA